CCGTGGTGTCAAAGAGTTGGGTCTCCCTATCAAGGTTCGGCCCGATCTGCTTGTTGAGGATGTACGATTTCCTCGGCATGACGTAGGTGGCAAGGTTCTGCCACATGCTCATCCAATAAGCGCGGGATGCTTCCAGTGCCGACCAACGGGCAAGGACTGCTGTGGCGACAGAAGTTTTGCTGGTTGCCTCCTTCGGTGTCTTTACACCCGACGAGGCAATTGCTCCTTGTTGCTCCATGGATTACTTGCCAAGCAGTGATCCCGATCCGGTTGCCGTGTTGGTGGTCGGATCATTGCCTTTAAGGAGACTTGCCTTAAATCCAAACCCTTTTTGGGCATTGGCGTATCCCTGCTGCTGTGCCGCGGCGACATCGGCACTCGATGCCGTGGGAGGTGGTGGAGGCGTGGGAGGTGTTGGAGCAGGGGGAATGTTGATCACCGGAGGAAGCGGCATCTTAAATGATGGCATCATCTGACCACCTCCACCCTTGTGCATGGAGAGGGTCGGTTTTTCCTCACGGGAAGCAGGGGGAAAGGACACTCCTCCGGCGAGTGCCATTTCTGGGGTGAGAAAAGAAGAGATGTCCGTTATGAAACGTGCGAGTGCCTTAAACATGCTGCGTAAATAACCTCGCGTCTATACACCCGCAATCTGTTTTTCCTTTCAAAAGAAACATAGGGCAACCATGTGCTTGACTGAAAGAATGCGGACATCATCTCGCCACTGTAGAGGTAGACATGCCAGCAGTCCGGTTCGTTGTCCCATGTGTTGTGCCATGAGTTCACAATCTTATCTCCCGATGCGTCATGGGATACGGGTCGCGCCATAAGGAAGAGATCGGGTGTGGAGATTACCAGACCGTGGAGAAGGTGTGCTTCCAGATCCTGTGCAAAAGGTCTGACGCACTCCTCCTGCTCGTAGACTGCTGCGGCTTTAAGAACGGGCCTCATGTCAATGTCATCAACATGTTGATGCGGTCGTGTTCAGATTTGCGGGGTTTGTAAACATGTTACCCGCGGAACCCCATGCGGGCTTGCCTCGGTCGCTCACGCTCAAACCCAAAGTCGATGCGCTTCGGGATGGCGCGACGATCCACCACCAGACCGTGGCTAATCGCTTGAAATGCCATGGAGAATGCGTCCGCAGCGTGGGAGGCATGATCGTGCACCGGAATGTCCCGAATCGTTATGCCATCCGTCTCGCTCTTGGAATGGTACTGGTCGAGGGCATCGATGCCGTCACGACACCCTTCCTCGTTAAATGAAACCCGTGGAAAAGCCTCCAGTGCCAAGTTGATGCCATCCCACACCGAGTTTTGACGGGGTACTGCGACCACGTTCTGCAGGCCCGCGGTGAGTAGGTTGCCTTGGAAGAGTCCACCATTCACTGTGGCAGCGTCATGGGGCACAAAGTGCGAGGCATAGTTGTAGGCTTTTGCCTGCAGGCGGGCGACCCACTCAGCCGGAGTTCCGCACTCGTGGGATCCAAAGAGACTTTCCAGCATGACGATGCGGTCACCGACCATCTGCCAGACCCAGACCCGTTGGTTCAGAGGGGCACCAATGTCCCAAGAGGTGAAGACGGGCACCTCTCTGTGCCATAGGATGTCGTTACTCACTCGGCGTTGATTGCGGGCATCCTCAAGCAAGCGCGAGTAGATTGCTCCTGCCTTTCCGACCGTGAAGTCGCACTCCATTTCCTGCCTGTAGAGGTGTTCCGGTGTTCCGGCTTGGATCGATGCCAGTTCCTTGGAGTCGATGATTCCCGACTCGCTCGCCTTCAGCATGAGGGAAAACCACTCTGGGTCATTGAGAGACTGCTGCCACATGCGCCACAGGAACCCGCGCCCCTTTGGGGTTCCGGTAAAAACGCACCAACCTTGGTAGTCTAGTAGGGTGGGACGGATGACCGAGTACCATGCCTGCGGATCCAGATCACTGACCTCATCCAAGATCACCCCATCAAAGAACCCTCCGCGCAGTCGCTCATACGCATCACCGGAGTAGAGTCGGATCGTCGCCTCATTGGGAAAGGTCACCATGAGTTCCTGTTCGTTGTAGCGTGTGCCCTCAACGGTCGCAGTGAACTGCTTCAGATACATCCACGCGATGTTCTTGATCTGATCGCGGGTCGGGCCGACCAGTGCGTAGCGTGTGGGTGGGCCTTCCCGTTTGTATTTTAGCGCACGGGTGACCATGTCCATGATGGCATGGAAGGACTTGCCGCTACGACGATGCGCCACCACACACCCAAACCTCTGCTTGCGGAACAAGTATCCCTTGAACTGATCCCGCGGATCGAGTCGCATGTTAACCTTTAGCTTCTTTGGTCGCATTGGTGAGTTTGTCCAACCTGTTGAGAAGTCTTGCAAACTCAACCGCGGTGATCTCGTTGTCGAAATTGATCTCCATGGGCCAATCATCGGTGTCTCCGCAGTTCTCACGGATGAAAGCGCAGAACCGGATCGCTGCGTTCCGCAGCTTGTCGGCATTCAAGAGTTCCCGTTCTAACTTTCTAGCGTGTTCCAAGATGTTGATCGCCAGTGCCCCATTGGGTCGCAGGAGTGCGTCCGTTCTGGGGGTTTTGCCACTCATTCCATTTTGACACCACCAATGTAGACATCCACCTCGACCTCGGTCTTGCCGGAGTGCTCGATGTCCAGTTTGTCCCCGTACTTTTTGGGGGCGAGTTTGCTCATGACCCACTTGAGAGTGTCCACACGCAGTCGGGATCTCTGCACATGCTCGGCGTGGAGAACAATGCGATCCTGTTTGGTGCGTTCACATTCCTGTATTTCCCAATCGTTGCGACCGTCATGGGCAATCTCCTGTATCTGATCGAGGAATGCATCTGCCTGCTTCTCCCGCGCATGCGCGTATTGCTCCCGAAAGGATTTATTCTCATCCAACCACCTGTAAATCATGGACTGCGAAGGCATGCCTTCCAGCAAACAGATGTGTCGCATGCTTTCACCTTCTGCGATGCGTCTGCAAATCTCTTCGGCCTTTTCCTCGGTAAATGCGGAGGGTCTGCCTATCTTTTTTGGGACGGGCACCAGTGCCGTAGATGCTTTCTTTTTGGCGGGCATTAGCGTGTCAACTCGGTGATCTCGCGTTGGATAAACCACAAGGCTTTCTTGAGGTCTTGCAGTTCAGTGTCTGGGCCACCTTTTTTGCCTGCACGATAGATGTATTTGATGGCAGCACCGCGGGTGAATGGCAGGTGACCGATCATGTCGATCAACTCAATGCCTTTGGGGTTGTCAGTGTAGTGCTGGGGGTGAGTGACGGGGTCATTCACGGTTTCATTCCTCGTGACCTTCTGAATTGCTCGTTTGATTGCATCAAAACGGGATGTCGTCGTTCTCGGTGGAGTCTTGGTGGACGATGCGCTCGACCTTGGGCGCGGGGGCAGGTGCGTCACCCTTGACCTTGTAGTTGCCGAGGATCTGCACCTTGGTTCCAGCATCACGCTGCTCCTTGGACAGTGACTGCTTCACGGTGCCATCGTTGTCGTACTTGTCCTTGCCGTGCTCGTTCTCCCAGCAGATGAGGTTCAAGTAGATTGCCTTGGTGCCGTCCTGCTTGGTGACTTCTTTGAGGAGGGACTTGTCGATCTTGAGAACGTCGATGGATAGGGTGAACATGTGGTTGGTTATGGGTATTTGATGACTGTGCGGTTGTGTTTCTTTAGGAAAACCTCACCTCTGGGGGTGGAGTCTGCCTTGAGATTCGGGAAGTTGGCGCGGAACACAGGGAAATTGTCGTGACGGGCATCTCCTTTGCCGACTCGTTTCTCGGAGTGCTGGTTGCGTTGTACGGACATGTGTTCGGTCTTGATCTATGACAGGTGACAGGTGGAGATTTTACCGAGGTGTCAATACACCCGCAATCTGTTTATGCCTTCACGATGTGGGAAAACTCCTTGAGCCTGCGGAGGATTGCAATGGATCGATCATCGGAAAACATCTTGTGCAACGATTCGGCATCCGAATTGCTCGTCCAGATGGTCGGCAACCTTCGACTCGTCCGGTACTCCAGCAGGTCGTAAAGTTCGCTTTCGGCGCGGTCGGTCATCCGGCCCTTGCCAATATCGTCGAGGAGTAGCACCTCGGCACTCCGGCACATGGTGAGAATCGAAACCGCAATCGACTTGGTTGCCGGATTGTCCGCAAACTGGTTGGCACTGTTAAGGGCCAGATCCGTTGCCGATATGTAGAAAGTCGTGTGCCCGTCATCGTGCATCCTTTCCAGCAGCAGCACCGCGGATCGGGTCTTGCACCTTCCCGATAGTCCAATGAGTCCGATCCCCATGGGGTTGTATTCCCACATTTCGGTCGCCTCGCGTAAACGGGCAGGAATGCGTTCCGGTAGGGTGTCGAGGTAGATCGGAGGGATCATCTGCTTAAAACGATCCCTGCGGGCATTCTCGCGCCGTTTTGCGGCATCCTGCTCCGCATAGGCGATGGACTTTTCGGTGCAGGGGTCGCACTTGGTGGGGGAGAAGACCACTTTGTTGCCAAAGGTGATCGGCTCAAAGGTGAAGGGTGTCGCGCAATCGGCGCATGTGGATGTCTTGGTCATTAAAATGCGTACTCGGCGGGTAGGGTGGAAACGGTGGGTTGCTTGGATTTGGCGCGGATGATGCAGTCGTTCCACTGGTTCAACAGAGTGGACAGGTTCTGCTTCCGGTACTTCACGGTGTCTGGATCGGTAGATGAAAAGACCTGCTCCAGTGCAAGCCAATCCTCCTCCGGTGTATCCATAACCAGATTCTTTGCTGCCTTCCATGCAGCAGCCTGTGCCTTGTCCAGTGGGGTGGACTCCCTCATCCGAAAGAGTGATCTTGCCCTCATCAGTGCATTAGCCTCTTTCTCATCCCCCTTGGGGGTAGGGGGTACGGTTTCGGTTACGAATCCGGTTTCGGTTACGGTTACGGGCGCATTTGCTTGCAGATGCATGCATTTGCTTGCAGATGCTTGCAAGTTGCTTGCAAGTGCAGGAAACTTGCTAGTTTTTGCCCTTGGGGTATTCCCAAACTTCACAATCTCTAGGTAGACCTTTCCTTCGGATTCGTAGGTGGCAATCAGTCCGGCTTTCTCGCACTCGGCAAGATCACGGGAGATGTCGGCATCACGAACTCCGTCTCGGATAGGAAACAGGAGACTGCGGAGAAGTTTAGGGTTTGCGGAGAAACGACCGTAGTCATCGACCTTCATGATCAAGCGGGTGAAAAACACCTCGGCCTGCCATGAGATAGCGTTGATCGCATCAGAGTCTGTCCAATCGCGGAGGATTCGGTTTGGCATATTAAAAGGTTTCCTCCACCCACATGCCGCGCTTGCGGGTGAATGCCTTGAACAAGAACATCGGGAAAATCTCCGCGGCGACCTTGACCTTGACCCTAGCATCGTCCTCCCAGAATCCTTTGACCTCGTGCAATTCGATGGTCATGTCGTTGGTCACGACCATGAAGTCGGGGGTGTAGGTTGTCCGGTCGGCAAGCCGGATCTTGATGGGTTCGTACATGAACGACCGGATCTCGCCCGCGGCTGCCATCAGCGCAAGAGAGTCCCTGTACGCGGTCTCTAACTTGTTCATGGTGCCCGCGACCCGCGGTGCCCGTGCTCGTGCGTATCTCATTGATCCATCTCCTGTCCCTGCGCTTCTCGGATCTCCAAGATGCAGTTTTTGAGCAGCAGGCACCTCTCGTCATCCTTGGAGTGGAACGTCTTGAGGGTCTGGTACTGGTGGTAGAGCAAGCCGATTGCAATTTCGGTTGCCTCGTGCTTTCCCTCTGCCACCCCATCGGCATGGCCCAGACCGTACCCGTGCTTAAACCCGTACTCGCACCGATCCTTGGGGGTGGGGATGTATTCTTCGGGCGGGACACCAAGGTGCCTCAGTCCAAGGGTTTGCCAGAACTGCTTCCATTTCGCGTGGATCTTTTCAGTCATTGTTTTCGGGGGTTTGGGGTCGTGTATATACACCAAGGACACTAGCGTGTCTTTCGGGTCTCTTTGCCTGCCTGTATCCAATTCGGGTGACGATCCCTGCACGGCATGCCGTTAGGAAAAGCGCACCCATGGCGTTAGGTGTTGGGGGTTCTCCGATCCATTGCCGGACATCCTCCGCGGTAATCTCGTTGCCGTTGGCGACAAGGGTCATGATCACGGAAATACCGGAGTCCCTCCATGACTGCGGGGTGTTCTTACTCACTCGGTAGACACCGAGGTCTCGTAGGGTGGTGCCGTTCATTTCAACGTGCGCTTGAACTTCCGGCTTTTGAAACCAAGTCGGGCGCGGATTTGGCACGGTGGCACCCCGACAAGCCTGCAGAGGATGTCGAGTTGTGGGGAGTTGAAGAACCAGATGAGTTCCTCGACCTGCTGCGGGCTTTCGATGTTGATCGGACGGTTCCAACTGCCATCGGCGCGGCGTGACCAGAACTTGCTGTTGACCGAGTGGTCGGGCCGGATGACGGTGAGTCTTCGCAGGTAGCGGAAATCATCCACTGCCTGCGCGATAATTTCACTGGCAAGCTCGCGGTAGTTATCGAGTAGGTGGGTTTCATCGGGCATATTGGGTGTAATCGGGGTCTGCGTAATGCCATTCAGTGCTCATGTTTAAAAACCCGCGCAGTCGCGTGATCTCCGCATTGCACTCGTCGAGCAACGAGTCCTTGTTTTTCAGCATGTCGGTGAGGTGTCTGTTCTCGCGATCCAAAGACAGGTTTTGCTTCTCTAGGCGGGCGCAGTCGGTCATAAAACACTGCAACGAATCGAACATCTCTGCTGGTGTTTTGAACGTGTAGTGCTCCGTGAAGCGGTCGTGCTTCTGCACCCGTTCCTCATGCGCGACGATTTGCTGCTGGATCTCCTCATGCTCGCCTTCGGGGGAGATGATCTTTGAGACAACCTTGGTGCTCATTGTTCCTCCTCCTCGTCGATGCGGTTGAGTTCTTCCTTTAAAGCCTCGCGGATCTTTACAATCTGCTCGGTGACCCAATCGATGTCGTTGATGGTTGGGTCTTTCATGCTGCGAGCGACATGGAATGGGCGACAACGTCCTCAAAGACTTCGCAAAGACGTTTTGCAAAAGCCGGAGGAAGATCCTTCAGAGAGTCCAGATCGGCACCCTTTTTGCGGGAAAACTCAATGACATCCTCTGGGGTGACCTTGTTCTTGGTCATGAGATCCGCGAGTTCTTTGTTCCAATCTTTGGTCGGTGCCTGCTTCTTCACCGAAGCAAACTTTTCGTTGCTCGGTTTGCTGGCCTGCTGACCGTCATCGTCATCGTCGGCTGCGATCCCAAGCACCGAGGACACCGCGTATCGTCGGGCATAAGTAAGGGCACTACCGACTCCCTGCGCGGATTGATCCCGAAGTGGAAGCAGAAGAGTTGACTCCCTGCTCTCTCCACCCGTGTGGATGATGCGGGTGATCACTCCGGCGAGACCGTCTTGGAAGACGGGTTCCTGCGAGAGTGCCAGACCGTGCTTGCTCAGTACGGGACGTGCTGCGTCGAGGATCGCGTCGAGCGATGCGTAGCGGTTCTTGAAATGCGGGTTCACCGCGTTCTTCGCCACGTTTCGGAGTTCTCCGAGACAGGCGACCAGTGCTGCATTGATACCAGTGTTGCTCATTGGTGTTTTTGGGGTTGTGTCCTTACGGACGGGTTGTTGACCGAATCTTTGGTTCCGTGCCGGAAAAGGGGCATGGGCGCGGGCGATAACCGACGAAACGCAGGTAGGCTTCCCAGAGGCGCAATAGGTACTTCATCGGGTGAAGCGGGTGATGACCCATGTGATGAGTTCCGCTGCCTCCTCGCGGCATAGGACGAGGGTTGCGGTGGTGACGAGTAGGATGAGTGCGATCATGTGTTGGTTTGGTTGAGGCGTGTACACACCTTGAGGCAATAAAAAATAAAATGGGGGGGGGTGGGTTGTTAGGCAGCCGATATAAGAAGTTGATCAATGTCTGCCCTTGCGATAAGCCTGCTCCCCATAACCTTGCGGGACTTAAGGACACCTGTCTTCATCATCTTGTAGATGGTTCCTCGTGAGAGATTCATGTGAGTCGCTGCCTCTGCTGGTTTCAAGAACTTGGGTTCTGTGTACACACCTTGCGACAAAACAGCAAGGAGGTTGCGTTTAAAAGATTCAACGAGTTCCTCGCGTGTGGTAGCAGGGAACTCAATGTCGATGGGGGTCTTATTGTTTTGGTTCATTCTTTTCGATGTACTTGGTTACTTCTTGTTTTAGGTATGCAGACACAGTCATGCCAGACTGTGCTGCAAGTTTTTTTAAGACAGACTTCTCCACTGGCGTTAGCCAGAGAGTAGCCTGCTTGTTGCCCTTTTTACGTTGGTTTGGCATAGGGGTTAAAGTAAGCACGGAGTGTACACACCTTCAAGATAATTTTTACAAGTTTGACCAACTATGAACCAATACAAGATCAAACTGGACATCTTATTTTTTAAAGGTTCCACCAGTTTGCAGCGTCTCGACGGGAAACTGAGTTGGCATACGTTTCGTAAATGAGGCGAGGTGAGGTGTGCCCCATCTCAAACGCGGTCTTCATGGCATCTTGAAAGTGGGCTAGGTGGTACGAAGCAAACGAATGCCGCAACGCATTTTGCGGAAACCTATCGCTTCCCTGCTTGGCTTCCATGGGCATTCCGCGGTGGCACCTCCATTCCTTGCTGGCACCCATCAAAGACCCTTGTCCTTTTGGCATATGCCGCAACACTGCGTCCTGCAGGGTCACCGAGCGAGGGCGCATTGCTTTTCCCTGCTTGGACTGTTCTTTGGTCACCATGATTTCCTTGTACTCGTGGTCGATGCATTCATAGGACATTTTTGCCATCTCGCAGGTGCGTAATCCTGCAAACCCTCCCAGCACGATCTTGCATTTGATCCAAGGCTCGACATCCAATTTCAGCAAGTCACCCATTTGCTCCGGCGAGAGGATCTGCTTGCGGGCATCGGCATTGGTCTTGTCCGGTGCCTCTACTTCTTGAAATGGAGATATTGGCACCAACCTGCGAACATCCCTCCAGTTAAAAAACTGGCGGGTCTGCGAGTAGTGGTTCCAGACAGTTCGGGTTCCATAGGGTAGACTGTTGAACCATGCCTCAATGTTCTCTGGGTCGATGTCCTTGGGAGACAGGTGACCAAAGGTCTGGGAAAAGCGTAGCAGGCAGGTCTTGGCCTGCTTGATCCCATCGTCACTCAAAGATCGGGACTCCATGGTGGCAAGGTAGGTATCGACAAGACCCGCGACCTTTTCACTCACCTTGTCCTTGGAAACGCGAGTTTTGACTGCCTGCAGGGTGTGCTGTTTGGTGTGTTTTGCTATCCATGCAAAGGCACTTGTTTGGTCAGAAAAGAACTTTCTGCCCCTGTTTCCTGCGTTCATGTCTGGTGGAAGGTCTACTGCCCACCGTTTGCGAGATTTGTAAAACCGCGGGATCAGTCTTTTGGATCGTTGGTAGTCCGATGCATTGGTCAGTGCCATATCGTGCCACATTGCCAATTTGTTCGTACTTGTCAATCCTCGTTCACAAACCTGTTAAAGCCTGTATTTATGCCGTTTTCCGGTCGGTTGCCATCTACACTGTAGAGTGGCGGTGAGGGAGGGATTCGAACCCTCTCTTTCTACACTGTTAAAATGGCACTAAAATGCTTTTTTGCGCCACTTTAGGTGCGGGAGGGTTTTGTACCCTCCCTCACAATTTTTTTTGGAAATAGTACGCTTTGTTTCCGGCATATTTTGACTCCGGTATATATAACCGAAACCCGCAAGCGATGAGGGAGTTTGCACTGGCAAGATTCCAATCGAGCACATAGGTCACGATCTGCTTGAACCCGTTTCGTTTTGCCATAGCGATGCGGGCGCGGATCAGTCTTTTCTGCATGCCTTGACCGCGGTGCTTCGTCAGCACCCCGCTGCGGATCATAAAGCAGAGTCCCTTATTGCTTTCGTGGTGGCAGGGCCGGAGTCCGGCAAAGGCAATGCCCTTGCCTCGGTAGTCTCGGATAATCCACCACCACCCACCCTCCGGCTCGACCGCTACGTCCTCACCAAAAAGGGTCTTGTCGAGCTTGAGAACGTCCTCCCGTACCCGCGCAGGCAGATGTTCTGGTCGAGCCTCGCAGCGCAGGATCATTTTACGATTCGGTAGTGGGGCACCAAGTAGGTTGCTTTGTGACCAGTTTTGATCCGGTACTTGCGTTGCTCGATGCTACCTTCTTCCAACGCCGCGGATAATAACCTGCGAGTCTGGCTTTCAGAACGACCCGTCTTTTTGGCAATGGTGCGACAAGATTCCCAATCTTTCGGCACCTCGTCGGTTTTGAGTGATCCGGCTTGAACCAGTATGGCAAGCCACTCGTTTGCGGTCTTGGTCACAATGGTAGCCTCCACGGTTCATTCGGGCACCTTGTGATGAGGTGGACGGATGAGGCACCCAACTCGTTGCAATACTCAAAATAAGCCCATCCCTGCATCCATGCCGCGGTCGATTTCCGGTTCTTTGCGTACTCAAGCGACCCGCGACTTGTGAGGGTGCCAATGTTGTACCCGATCCCCCCGTGGTCGGAGGATGAGGCAGCAACCGCACATTTGTGGGTGTGCCCAAAGATCACTTTTCGGACATCGGATCCGTTGCAGTAGTGCTCTGCCATCGTCTTGGTTGCTTGTTCGTTGAACCATGTCCCGTGGGTGAGGAGGATGTCGGACTGCTCAACCTTCACCTTCTGCCAGATACCCGTGTAGGGAGTGAGGCGAGCGCGGAGTCCATTGCAGCATTCCTCAATGGATTCGTATGCCTTGTGTGCCGCGTATCCGAGCACCCCTTCGCCTTTTCTGAGGCGATCTAGACGATCTTCGTGATTGCCAAGCAACACCTCGTATGTGGCCTTGCTGTCTTTTGGCATCATCTCCTTGAGGTGCATGAGTCCGGTCTCGATGTCCGGCGAGACATCTCCCTCGCCCGTACCACCACCCATGAATGCGGACAGGTCGGTGAAGTCACCAAGGCAGGCCACGAACTGCGGTTTCCACCTCTCGCGGAATGCCATCATGGTTTCCATGGCAACCTTGTCGGCATAGATCGCATGACTGCAACTCCATGCCATCCCCCGCTTCCACTTGTGGGTGATGTTCATACAACGGATCGGCCCGCGTCATGCAGATCCCTCATTTCCGCAAGGGTGTGGGATGTCCTCCACTGAATGTGCGGTTCGTCCTGTATCGACTTCCAACTTCCGCCCCATTCTAGTTCTGGGTGAAGGGCAACAACATCACCGATCTGACGATAAAACGGGGTGTCCTCTAGGTAGCGGTTGGGAAGGAACAGACCGCAATCGACCGCAATCCCAAAGTTATGGTTGGAGTAACCTCCGCGGGCATTGGTAACGATTGGGCCACCCGTTGTGCGTCCTTTTGCGTAAAGGGCATCTTGTTCCGCATAGCTGCGGGTGCCGGAAATGTAGCGTATATCTAGACCCTTCTGCTCAAAGTGCTTCTTGAGGTCGAGGAGACACTGCGTGAAAACTGGTTGAACCTTGAGAAGCAGGGTGGCGATGACACCCGCTGATCTTTGGTCGATCATTTGGTTACTCCTCTGATCTTTTCAAAAGTTCTGTACCCACCAAGACCAAGCATTCCAATGAGCACGGTCATAAGAGCATCGGACTGCAATGCTACGACCGGAGCAGGTTGGTGAGTGACCAGTATATACACCCAAGAAAAAAATGGTTGTCCGACGAATTGCCAAGCAAATGCGACCGCACACACCCACCCAACCGATGGCCTCCATCCCGAAACAAAGAGGCTAGGGGATGCAGCTTCGACCGCGTTCACATCGGTCTGGGCTTTTGCCATGGTGGACTCAAACTCGATAAGTTTGGCTTGCAACTCTGCTTCAATTTTTACCTGTGCATCCCTATCTGGAATGAACTTGTTTACGATCTGACCGACCGTGCTGACCATTTGTGGTATGTCCCAGAGCATAAAATTATCGGAGCAATTTGTCCTCGATCCGCTTGGTGCGTTGATCAATCTGGGCAAGTGTCGCCAGTGCTGCGGCAAGCATCTCGCGCCTTTGGACGTTGTCGGATTCCATCACGGCGATTTTGGCATCTTGAATTTTGTTTGCGTCTTCAACTCGATCCATCCGAGTAGGAAGCACCGCGTAGATTGTGAAATATGTGATAAGTGAAACAACGCTTGCGCCGGTTGCCAGTAAGCCAAGAACAATTGTAGCAGGGTGAGGTAAAGGTGCGTGGTCAGTTGTCATGTCTCAGAATCGGTAAGGGGTTAGCAATTCCGCGTGTCTCGTAGAGGTACACGAGGGAGATCACTAGGAAGACAAGAGCGACTAGGTCATCGTCTTTTATCCCCTGCAGATTCAGTTCATACTTCACCCGTTGCATGGCAATCTGCGTACGGGTTGCGCCAAAAAATTGGCTATCGTTGAGTTCCTTCACGACTTTGCTGGCAATCGGCAACGCCGACCGGATCACCTTGAGATCGGCCTTGATGATCTCACGATCGCGCCACACCGCATCGACTTGGGATTTCCAAGTCTTTAGTGTTGCAATGAAAGCGTGGATCTTTTGCTTCATGCCTTTAGGCTTTCCCATGCGGTTTCCAAAGTTGCCGCTAGTTGTTCCGGTAGTTTGTCCTGCGTTACCACAAAAGTGCGTTCCCCTTGGGAGCAAGCAACGGAGACCGCTGCAGTAATCTGGTCGCCTTGTTCAATAACGACATTGCTAATTGCCTCGCTTTCAACCATGAAAGAAGAGCACCATGACAAAAGTGCGTTGCAGACCTCCTTGATGTCGCCTTGAAACGGAACATCAGACGCAAAACTGTACCCGTTGCGGATGTCAAAAAGCGTGATGGCGTTATTTTGAAAGGTAAGCGTCATACAAGTTTTGTGAATGATGCAACCGCACCAGCAAGCAAAGTTGCTCCAGATGCCACCGAAGTGTTTTGTTGAGAAAACTGGATCTTGACCGTTGGGGCAGTTGATCCCGTGACCACATAATACATTGCCGAAGACGGGTTGTTAGTGGCAGACCCTGCTTTTTGCATGAAGTAATAATTTGTTCCAGAAAGGTTGCCAAATCCGTTGTCGGTTCGTGTTCCTGTGGACAAACTCCATCCAGACATGGACGGGTTTGCTAGTGCAGCAGTAGAAGAAAGAATGACTTGAAACGAACAGGAACCAGCAATGGTCATGCGTCCCGTAAACTCAAACCGATAGGTTGTGTTTGCTTCTAATGAAAACCCTGTCAAACCCGTGACATCTGCGAGTGTTGTGTTGGATGAAACGGAATCAGATGAAGATTTTTTTGCAATCACCGCATATCGAGCATCTGCAAGATCCCTTGTGAGGATAGAAGTCCCGCTTGATGCGGTTTGGTTCGGCGCAATTATGTTTGTTGCGGTAAGCGTTGATGCAGGATTTGAAAAAGGAAGTCGTGCTGAATTGAGTGTTCCAGAACTAATATCGGATGCCGAAATAACAGGGTGTGTATGATCTAATCGTGAAGCGTACCGAAATGTTCCAGCACTTAAAATTGAAGTGGGTGTAATTACCGTGTTCCCATGAGTAAATGTTATGGAACGAGTATAGGTATTCCCATCGGTGTTGCTGACTCCCGTTATGGTAAAGTTTGTAGGATACCCACTTGAGTTGGAAGTTGTGTATTCTGGGTAATCACCCCCACCACCCGTAGCAACTATATGCCAAAGGTTGTCTGTTGTTGAATAATATACTTTTAAATGTGAATTAGAACTATCGTTGGGTATATAAACCGCAGTAGTCGTGCCGTATGTTCCACTTTGTAAAAACCAATATCCCGCCGTGATTTGTGGAACATCAAGGTCAGTAGCATTGTTGACGATGTTGATCCATGCAGGAGGAACAAAAGTTGCTACATCTAAAACAACTGAACCTGTGTTGCCATTAACGGAAGTTACGGGAAAAGTGATGCTTTCTGTTGTTGCTAGTGTTCCAGAGGCAGGAGGAAGTGCGTAAGTCTTCTGCGTTCCACCAGAAGGGGTGTAGGAAATCTGACCAGCAGTAAATGAGGTGGATGTATCTGTGACTTGGAAACCAATTCCATTGCCATTTAAGGAAAAAGAACTATCTGATCCTGCTGAATTTCCAATTCCATTTGCTGATATTGTTGTAGTTGCATCTGGATTCCCATCGGGATTATTAAGGGCAACACTAACAAAGCGCGGAGAATCTGTCTTATTAAGGTCTTGGTCAAACGGGTTCCCTCCACCTCCCCCAACCAGATCAAAATTCCCTGTCAGTGGATTGAATTGGTAGCCCATAACTAGGACTTGGTTACAGAAGTGACATTTCCAGATCCATCATAGGTCAAAGCAAGTGTGGCTACCGTTGAGCCAGAGGCACCTCCCGTCTTGTAGACAACTCCCGTTAGGTTGGAACCCGTGTAGGATAGGGAAACGTAGTCGTATGGGGCAATGTTGAGTCCGGCAACCTTGATGGTCAGTGGTGCCTGCAGGTCTGCCTCGATGGAATGCAGGAGACCATTGGTCGTGTTGGGGTCTGAGTAGGGAGGCAGATCCACAAGCAGTCGACCCGTGGATGAATCGCAGAGCAGGGGCATGCTGTTGCCCGTCTGCTCCACCGCGGGAAGGGCAGACCCACTAGTCCACCGCAGAGCAGGTCTCTGCAAGTGAGGATTTAGGAAATCACTCATTACGCAGGAACTTGTCTACCGCAGTCCAAGCATCCTTCACGACACCCTCAACCTTTTTGGCAATGGTCTTTTCCAGTGCCTGCGCTCGCTCAAAGTGCACGTTGGAGTGGTGCGTATCGAGTGTCAGCGAGTGATCGTTGTGATCACGGGTTGAGAGTGTCGGCTCAGTGTGCATCAGTCATTACCGATCACCGAGGTTGGATAAGCCGTTGAAGTAATTGCACCAATGGTGGTCTGGTTTGCGTAACTTTCCTGCGCCGTGTTGCGTGATGGCAGGATGCCTTCACTAAATGCCAAAGGGCCATCGATAGGGGTGCCAGTGTCCACCCACTGCGTTTGAAGCGGGGACGAGATACGAACCACAAAAGTTCCGGTGATCGTGGTCGATGAAACGGTCTGGGAGGCAGAGACGGTGTAGGTTCCTGCGCCACCAGTGCCTGTGCCGTATGCTGTGATGGTTGTTCCGGTGGTGACTCCGCTACCGGAGAGCACCGATCCGACAAACAGGGAGCCGGATGTGACCGATGCAATGGTCAGCGTGGTGGTGGTGATGGATCCGGTGCCAGTAAAGGAACCGGAGACGGATTCAGCTTGTGGGGAAACACTCATGGTAATTGGGGGTTAGGGGTTCAGAATATCGGGCCAGACTTCTTTGAGTTCGGGCAGGGTGTCGGGTAAGGGGGTCTTCGTGACATCCCGCAGTTCCTGCTTTTTGACTGCGATCTCTGCGGCTTTAACCGTGTCTTCGGTTTCCAATGCCCTCATGTATTGGACATCGAGTGACTCCAGCAGGGGCTTGCGAGCCTCGCGGAACTTGTCGAGGTGGATTGCCTTTGCTTTATTTATATTTACTTCTGCCCCATTTTTGGGGTGAAACTCATATGCATTGAAATAAGCGTCATCAATATTTAGCAAATCAACAATCTTGTATGGAAATCCTGCTGGCACATCTTTAATACCATCAGTTACATTCCCCGTTGGAATAATCACTGCAACTTGCCCGTTGGTTTGTGGGTAGGTGATAAATGGCATAAGATTAGTTTCCAAAAATCTGTATTGCAACTATAGTTGGATCTGCATTTATAGGATTTGCACCACCACCATCTATCATAACTTCAATTCTAACATTTGTAGTTGATGGAGATGTTGTTCTGTGGTAATTCACCGAAGTTTGACAAAAATTTCCACTTCTGCTTGTTACGGTTCCAGCACCAGATAAAGCATAATTGGTATCAGCAAGTGCTGTTGTAAAATTTACGGTGTAGTCTCCAGTTCCGTGTTTTGTTACTGATGAAACATTATATTGAGACCGAATAGAACTTACTTGAAAAGTAATTGCAACAGATGAAAGAACGGTTGTGGCAATAGTTGTTATAGTAAATGTGGTAGTTGTTAAAACCGTGATTTGATATGTACCAGCAGCTACCCCGCTAAGAGCATAAACATACTGACCTGTAATCAAACCATGTGCTGACGTTGTGGTAATGGTTGCCGATGTGCTGCCTGCTGTTCTAGAAACTGTTGATGCTCCTCCAGCAAATGTTCCAGCAGTGGTTCCGTCAAAACTCACCCATGCTTTTGCTGTGGTTGGACAATTCGTGATTGGGTTAGTTTGTGCGTTGATTGTGCCGTCCGCGGCAATAGATAGTCTCTGCGCATTTGCAGTATTATCTGTAAAATAAAGACCTCCAAGGCCCGCAGATCCCCATGCGTTAATGCTCCAACTCCTTCCGCTAGTATTGTTATTAACTAAAGCTAGTGAAGCAAGATTGCCACCACCCAGATTTTGAATATATGCTGTAGTGTCACCGTTATTTGTTACATTTAAATTCCCTGCGTTTACATGAAGTTTTGCTGCAGGAGCACTCGTCCCAATTCCTACATTGCCATTGTTGTCGATTCGTACCTTTTCTGAACCACTGGTGGCTAACAATAAAGCATTTGATCCATACGAAGACACAACAGCATTGTTGCTGGTTCCAGAACCAAGCCACGATGCTTCATTGGACAAAATTGCAATGTTGGTATTTTGGTTTGAAACAAGAATAGCAGAATTAGTGTTGCTAGGGCCGTTCACATGCAGTTTTACAACAGGAGAACTTGTGCCGATTCCTACATTCCCACTTGTGGTCAAGTTTCCATTTGCGTCCCAAGCAGGCCCACCCGTGGAAAGTTTTGCTGTTGTAATTGCACCGTTTGCAATTTTTGTTGTTGTAATTGCACCGTCAGCAATTCCGCTTGAAGATTGTGGAATCCATGATGGTGTTCCTCCAGCAACTCCCACACCTAACACATAGGGAGCAGAACCCGTTGTTGCCGAAGTATCGGGAAGGGTATTCCGGCTTAACTGCTGGGTCTCCATTGTTAATTTGTCCAGTGCCGTTTCAATACTGTTTGCAGGCAACCGATCTCCGGTCGTAAACGAGGTAAGTTGGGTATAGGGAACCGTGCGGTTGATAAGAACCGTGTTGGTTGATGGGATCGCCGCAGTTGTTGTAACTGATCCTGTAGAACCGCCACCACCGGACACCGTGTAATTTGTGGTGATTGTTAAAAGAGTTGAGGTGCCGGAAGCATCCACCGAATAGACCTTTAGGTCAGAGGCATCGTAGAAATTAAACGGCACCGTGTACGCGGTGCTGGTTGAGCCATTGCCCGCGTATGAAATGGTGGATGTAGAGGACGATACGGACATCGGTAAAGGTTTTAGCGTGGTGTCAATACACCCACAATCTGTTTTCTGGTCATCTTGGGGGGCATTTACTCGGTGGAAGATTCGGGTTCTGCTGCAGGAACCCCATGCAGTCCATGGAATCGTCGTAATATCTCTTTCCTGCGCTCAACCGCTGCCTTGTAGCGTTGCTGGTCATCCTCATTGAGAGATTTGTAGAACTCCTTATCGTGTTTTGCGCTGCCTGTGAATGGATGGTTCACACTGGATCGGAACCCTGTGGCTACATCGTGTTTTTTCATGCCTCCTTTGACGAGTTTGTCGATTTCGTGCTGGGCTTTTTCAGCATCACCATCCTCTAGTGCATAGCGCAGTTGCTGGTATTTGGATACAGGGTAACTACCCTTTTGAACATCCTCTGGATAGTTTGCTTTTACCCAATCATGGGCCATTGGGTACACTTTGGTGATTGGAGAGTATCGATGGATCTGAACACCACCGGATGCCAAAACCTGCTCCCACCATGAAAGGTCATGGGCGCGACCAGTTGCCGTCCATTCACTGATTAGTGGTTGAAATGCCATGGGAACAACACTTGCCATAATGTCGGCAATAGCATCTCCAACACTGGTGCGCTCCCCTCGGTAGTTTACACCAAAAATTCCTTCCTGCACAAACTTACCAAACATTGGGGATATGCGTCCTCCAATGAATGCGGTGGGTTGCTTGACCAGTTTATACATGTCTTCGGGCACTGATCGAAGTCCGTAATACTTATTTCCAACTCGGATCTCAAAAGGGTGATCCAGTTCAACGTCATCGTTGAGTAGTGCTTTAAAGATACTGGCACCCACAAACTGAACAATTGCTAGGAAACCAAGTGCTTGTAATTGTTCTGCGCCGACTTTTCCACCCATAGCACCTTTGATTGCTTGACCAACAAAACGGGATCGAGCCTCCAAGAAATCCGGTGCCAGTAAGATTAACTGCAATGCATGTCGTATTGTTGGGTTATGACCCATGTCGGTATAGTTCAAGTGACCGTATGCTGCATTGGCCTGCCTCGCGGTGAGGTTTTTAACCTGCCACTCACTGACTTTGCCAGATGCCAATTCTGCCTTGTACCGATCCTTGTTACGCTCAAGCATATGGACATAGGTCTGAAACTTGAGTGCAGGGATGTATTGCGAAAACAGGTAGTGTTGGTAGGCATCCACGGCATCTGCTGCCTTGGTGCTCATGCCCCATCCTATTTTTCTGAGTCCTAGCGTGATGAGGTTGGAACTATTGTCGCCAACACCCTCCATGAATAGGGACTGACTGAGACGATCATGCGCCAGCATGAGACCGTGTTCCGCGGCATCCCTTTGCGCCGGATCGCGCATATCAATTTGTTTAAGTCCAAAGAACGGGTTAATCCTGTGACCGATTGCATGAATCCCTTCTTGCACTTGGTGGAAAGGGGACAGGGAAAGCATTGTTCCCTTGAAATAACTTTGCAGCTTGATAGCCCCACCAATGGTGGACTTGGTCAAGTTTAGGAACGGGTTCTCACCGCGGGCATTGATCCACTTGGAAATTGCTGACGAGGAAAGTGCGTTGTTGAGATGGGATGCAACCTCTGGGTGGACGGCAAGGTCTCCAAGGGTGAGCACCATATTCCCGTCAGCATTCTTTCCGGCAAACTTCCAATCGTGGAGTGCTGGTTGGTCAAGCGTCTTGTAGTCTGAAGTGCCTTCATCGGATGCATCGGGGTAGACAAGATGCGTCGTGCCTTTATCGGTCACCGTATCCTTGCCCATTCCCCGCGGAGAAACTATTGGGCGACCATCACTTGCTTTCAATCCGCGGAGTTCCTCAACGAACCTGCGCGAGTTGATCGCGTTGTTCATGTCGTTCATGTAAAGACCTAGCAGCTTGGCAATGTCCTTGGTTTCGGGTTCGTACCCGTTTTGTTCTCCCTCGTGGTAGGTATCAAAAGTGCGTTCCTGCGAAAACTTAAAGAACTCGTCAAGTCTCTTGGGTGTAGAACCCGAAGGTGCTTGAGGTTCTGTCTTGTAGACATGGGGGACGTAGTTATCTCTGTATCCCATTTCAATCCCATATGCCTCTGCCCTCTTCTTGAGAACGTCAAATGTCTGTTGGATTTTGCCTGCTAGTTTTTCCTGCTCCGGCGTGAACTTCAATGCTGCCTCGTATCCGGCTTTGAGTTTTGGATCGGTGGTAGCATTGGCCCGTAATTTTAGCAGGGACTTATCACCACCTGCCTCAATCCAGTTGGTGATTCCTTCGCGGGTTTCTTTCTGTGGAGCAACTTTTTCAATGTCATGCTGCGCCCTTTCAATGTCATTGGTGGATCGTTGGGAACGTGCCGACCACTTGAGTAGGGATTTCTTGAATGGGCTATCCGCAGGGAGATCGCGCATCGTTCCCTTGAGACGTTTAAGTGACTCCGCAGTTTTTTCGCGGAGGGTAGGGGGTGGTGGAGTGACACCCCTAATGATAGGGGTAATGTTGATTGATCCTGCCTCCGATGCAAACCTAGAACCCTTGTAGGTATCCCACAGTTTCTGAAGCACCCCAGCAACATGGTTGCCGAGGTCGGAAAGCATCTGCTTGGCAAAGTCTACGAACTCGACACCTTTTTTGTAGATGTCTTCACCGTAGTAATAGATGTCCTTGAGGATAGTAGGGTCAATGAACCCGCCTTGGGACTTTAGGCGAGACCGGATGTTGGCTGCCTGTACGGTCTTCGATGGGACTCCACCCGCCTGTTTTACTTCCTCGCCATGGGCAGCGAGGATGGAATCACGCTGCTCTTCGGTTACTCCGAGGGCGCGGAGTTGGGCTTTGTTTGCTGATCCCAACTCCTCGATAAATCTACTAGCTCCTCTGGAAAGTCGTGCTTCACCATCAGAAGGAGATTCTGAAGACCGTCCTCTGTCCACTCCGACTTCCGCGCTGCCAGTTCCACTAGCAGTTTCGCTTGCTTGTCCCCTAGCTGCCTCAACTGTTCTGGTTCCCACGCTTTCGACATGAGGGTCTCTAAATTGGATGCTGGCTGGCTCATACTTCATGTATACCACAGTGGGCATCTCTTGTCCATCCCAACCCTGCTGTTTCCAAACATCCTTTAGGGCATTGACTTTGGCTTTGCGTTTGGCTGCGGTGTCGCCAAGGTCTTTATGATTTGGATCAAACGGGTGTTCGGCATAGACCGCAAACCCATGAACTCCGTAACTAGTTGGAAGTATGCCATTGGGTTTGTCTTTTGTTTTAACAGAATAGCAATCCAAGTGAGTAGCGCCCTCTTGTAATGCCTTGGTCATCATAGGATGCAGCATTCCTCCTATGCCCGTGTTATTCATGACACCAACCAACTCTCGCCCGCCATCTTCACGATCCTTAATAGCAAACCAGACATCATTGTCTGTCAGTTGATAGACTATTATCTTCCCAGCCTTTCTGTCCTCATTCAGTTTCTTTGGGTCGTACTTGGTTAGGGTCTCTGCTGCATCATTCCGAGAAACGGCATGAACGAACTCTGCTAATCCCTTGCCATTGCCCTTATCATAAACTGTCCAATTATCTGTTAGGGCATCTCGGAAAAGGCGGGCCTGCCCAACATGTGTTTCGATGGATTGAATGCTATTGATTTCTGCATGCACCTTATCAGTGAGAACCTGTGCCTTGGTTACTGTGCCCTCTGGTGTGTTTGGATATCGACCACCCCACGCATAGTCTGGTCTGATGTTGTATTTTGTCTGGAAGTAATCGAGGGATTTTTGTGCCTCTTGCCGTTGCTCCTCGGTCTTTGCAGTTTCTAGTGCTTGCTTTGCCATTTGTATTCCCTCTGCCTTTCTGCGCTCGACCTCTGTGCGAAGCTGGGCAAGACCATCTGGCAATGCTACATCGAATGGGACGGGGTTTTTGAAATATGAAACCACATAACTTGGTAGAACTGTATCGTACGAGAGATTGGTAATTCCCCCAAAGTCCTCTGCAGAAAGGTCGTTGCGAAGGTTCCAATTGCCGTTTTCATCCTGTGTAGCAAGCCGATCAATATCCACCTTGAGCAAACTGGTGATGCTTCCTACTTCCGATCCGAGCAGGGACGGTTCTGTAGTGTGTCTAATCGTTCGCTCGATATTTGGAACCCCAAGTTCCTGCGCCTGTTTACTTTTCAGCACATCGGCAATTGCTGCACGGTCTTCAAACGACGATTTGGAGTATTGATCAACAATGTCGGCATGCGTAAACCCAACAAAAGAAGGAACTTTCTTGCGGATTAACTCATCCACCTTTGCCTCGTTCTCTTTGGTAATGATCCCCTTTTTAACGGCATCTCGGATATCTCCGACAAGGACGCTGCTCGTGTTGTTATTAGACTTGTGCGTATCGACTGCCATTGTAAACGGAGCAACGAGTGCAAAGTGTTTCCCGTTTTTATCCGTTTGAATAACTCCATGCTTCTCCAACATTGTAAGGATGGTCTGGATTCCCATTCTTTTGGACTTCCAAGCATCCGTTACAACTCCATCCCCCTTATGCTTGAGCAATGAATGGATTGAACCTCCCTCAAGGGGAACACCGCGGAGCGTTCCACCACCAAGTCGATCTGCCATAATAGGCAAGTATGGCATGCCCTTGTATTCATCTGGGATCGTGCTAGGTATCCCCAGCTTTTCGGCATAAGCAGTTGCGTTGATCAACTTCTCTACGGGCCTTGCTTGGGCAATTTCTGCAATCTGATCCGAAGCAGATTTTTTCTTTTTGGTATTAACTTTTGCAGCAAGATCATCTGCCTTGCCACCAATCGCGCCAGTGTTGCCAAGTGACTTGTAGGCATTCCAAATTTTGGAAAGCACATCCTTAACCTTGTCTCCAAAATCCGAGATCATGCGCTTTGACCAATCCGCAAATGTCATACCCTTTTCGTAAATCGCTTTCCCGTACTCGGATAGTTTTTCGTAGATAGGGGTAAAATCCACAAATGCGCTTTCTCCACTTGCACGGTTTTTTAAGAAATCATTGATCTCCTGCTGGGCTTGAGACATTGCATCGGACTGTTCTTGCTTTGTTGTTTCAGATACAAGTTCATCGGGAAGAGTGTCTTCTGGTTGGACTTCGGGGATTTCTGCTGGTGTTTTTTCGGTATCTGACACCGTCTTTGCATCCTCGGTAGTAGAATCAGTCCAATCATTTCCTTCACTGGTCTGCTTTGATTCTTTGGAAAGCATGTGATCCTGCATTGCCATCGTGTAGGCATCCTGTGCTGCATCTTTGTCGGAGAATGTGACCGTGTGCTCCTTGCCATTTGAATCCATGGTAATGACATGGAAGGTGCCATCAAAATTGTTGACCAGTTTGGGAGCATCTGGTGCTTGAATCGCATCAACGATCTTTTGGTTGTTGTCCTTTTGTAGCTGCTTGCCAAGTTCGATGTCTTCCTTGGTGCGTTCATTCCAACCGTCCTTAATGGCTTGCACCCTTTCGCTTTCGTGGAGTTCTGCGATACGAGTTGCTTCCTCGTGTGAAAATCCTTGTTCCTTGAGTGCCATGGGGTCGGCTGCATTCTTTGCCGCCTGCTTTTCTACCTCTGGATCAACCTTTCCACCGCGTGATAAAACGTGTCCGGCTGCACCTAAAATACCCAACTCCGCAAACATGTAGGGCATTTCTTTAAGAATGCCCCAATACTCCTCTGCAAAATCCCGTCCGGCATTGATGTCTTTGTTCCACGCATTTTCCAGTTGTGCGTAGAGGGTTTTGACACCTTCCGCGGTGGACAGGAAGACCGTAGCACCTGCCATGTGTTTGAGTGCCCCGACAACGGTGGGAGCCACTTTACCAAGCAAAAGGATCCCCTTGGTTCCGATAGCAGTTGATACTGCTGCAGGAACAGTTGATCTTTCATACGCTTCGCGGGCAGACATGTTGGGGTTGTCCTGCATGCGTTGCAGTGTCTGGTTGGCAATTTCGTTCATGCCATAGGCAGCAGTACCGATTGCCGGAACAATGAAAGGGGCAACCTGCGGGATCATTCCAGAAATCCCATTGGCGATATGGGAAACAGCACCCTTCCACCCGTAATGAACGGGTGCCGCATCAAAGGTAGCTTGCGAGAATTGGCGAACCTTTTGGGCTAAAAGGATGTCGTTGTATTGGTCGGAGAGTTTTTGTTTCTCCTCTGGATCGACTGCTGCGTCACGACGAAATTCTAGGTCGAGCAGGTTGTGGACATCGTCGTAGCGGTTAAAGCTCTCGGCACTGCTGGTAAATGATTTTTGCAGGGCATACATTTCATCAATGGCACCTCCCTTGCTCTTGCCGTACACGGATTTAAAATACTGCTGGGCAATAGAAAGAACTGCAGTTTGATGCTCTGGTGTTAGTCCTTTAATAAACTGCTTGGGGTCAATCTGCTGCTGAAACTCCGGTGATGCGTTTTCTGTGGCACCGTCCACGGGTTTGGTCTTTCCGGCAACCGCATCAACAAACTTTTTTGCCAGTTGCCCATCTGGAGTGTTGAGTGCCTGCTGGATCGGTTTATAGACCGAGTTGAAGGCATTGAGCCTGTCTGACTCTGGAAGTCCCTTAAGGGCATCCTCGTGCGTTTTTTGCCAATTCTGAAATCGGGCGAGGGAAGGCACCGACATTCCCTTGTCTGCATCCTCAAAGGCATCTCGGATTGCCTGCGACTTGAGGTTGTCGATGGCAACAGTCCTAGCGTCATGTTTTTCAAAAAGACCCTGCAGGTTTTTGCGAAAAGTTCCGACATCATCAGATGGGTCAAAACCGTAGTTTTTTTCTAGTGCTGCTTGGTAAAAACCAAAATTATCCACCACATCGTTGAGTGGGGTTCCCGTGAGGTGCGACACCGCGGCAAACGCAGCAACTTGGTCACGATATTCCTGCGAATCGGTAGTCTTTTGGGAATTAGCAACTGCTTGATCGGCCTGCCCTCCGAGGTTTATTGGATCGTATAGCATTGCCTTTACACGAGATTCTTGCTCGGTGTAGGCAGGGGTATGCGTTAGGTCAGTGCCAAATGGGTTGAAATTTCCACCATTGTCTTGGATTGCTTGATTAACGGGTGCCGCGGGAGCTTCAGAAAGATCATTAAATTTGTTTACCAGTTGCTGTTGCTGAAGGTCGTCGGGACTTGTAATTGCGTGGATGCTCTGCAGTTCTGATGACTGAGGCAAATAGGTGAGAGACTCAGCCATGAATCGTTATGCTCCAGTTACTTTTTTAAAACCAACAACCGCTAAATCACTGCGCTTATCTGGCCCGTCTGGAGAATAAAAATCAAACCGACCAGAGTAATTACGCAGTCCCAATTTCCTTGCTTGCTCTGGTGTGGCACCTCGGTCGTGCCAAATCTTTACCACTTTTTCGCCATTTGATAGGGTCAACTCTACTTTGTCGTTGGGTTTTATTCCAGAATCGCGCAGTTTTTGTTCAATATCGTAAGAAGTGCCAAAACTTTGGCCTGCAATTAAGTGTTTTGTAAAAGCACCAATCCCAGCAGAAGAGTTTGCGTCTGGAGTTGTGTCACCTTTGTAACCATAAGAAGTAACGCGACCAATAGGTGTCGAAAAACTCATGGTAGTTTCATTTTGTGGTAATTCTGAACTTGATGCTGATGCAGGAGCAGATGGGTGAAAGAACTTCCATATAGCACCGTGTTGTTCTTTTTTCTTAAATAGCTCATTAGCATCGGATGCTTGAATCCGTTTCTGCATGGCAGATTCTAGCCTTTGATAAGCCTCGTGCGATGTTGCAGGAGGGCCGGATGGGTAGGTTGTATTGCCAATTTTCCCGCCCTTCATGACTTGATCTTTTACACTGTTGGCTGCATCTGCTGCTTTGGTGGAGGCTTGTGATTCCAGACTGTCAGTTGGACTTTCAGTGTAATCGCCAAACATCTGTCCTTTGAGGTATGCGTTGACACCCCTTGAAAGGTTGGTCGAAACTTCCGTCTCTGGCTTGAGCCTCCCGTTATTTCCGACCATTTCAGCAAACTTCTCATCAAGTTGTTTGATCAAAACAGGTGCCGTTGCATCCGAGACGTTGCCAGTGATCCAAGTTTTTCGGTCGAGAAGTTCCTTGGAAGCGTTGTTCAAGTCCTTGGGAAACGTGTCCACAAGGTTCTGTCCTGCTTTATCGTAGACAACCGCTTCGTCTCCAGTGCGTGTGTATGCTGCCCTCATGCGTAGCATCTGCTTCTGCTCCTCCGGCGCGGATTGAAACTCTGGGTATTGCTCTAATTGTTTTGGGTCAATGATGTGGTTGGCTTGAATCTTTAAGAGCATCGGATCCACATTTTTGGCCCAGATGTTTTGGTAATGAATGGACTCACCGATCTTTGCCATCTTGACCAAGTTTTCGGGACTGAGGTCTGGATACTTTTTGAGCACTTCACCGGACTCTCCAGCAGCTTTGACACTTTGGTATAACTCTCCTTTGGGCGAATCGTTTGCAAACTCTGCAAGCAAACCATCCTTTTGCTCACCAATCTTGAACATGGATTCATATCGTTGCCCATCCTGTGGGGTGATTGCTCCGGTTTGGACGGCATTGTCGCGAACTTTGCGCGCTTCCGTGTAATTCTTTCCCTGCGTTAAGTTGTCAATGATGGCAGTCTGCGTGGAAGCGAACTCCTGCTGCTGGAAAGCGTGTGCCGTGTTTGCGGTGGAAGCTAAACCCTTGGTGAAGGCATTGGTTGCCTCTCCCATGTAGGCTTGCTGCTGCATGGGGGTCATTCCTGCCATGAAGCGTCTGCCTCCATCGGTGATTCTCAACCACTCGGCGGGTTGTTGCGCCACAGAAATCTGGTTCTTGGGATTGTTGACCCGTTCATTGAACTCATTCTCGATGTTGAGTTTGTTGATGTAGAAGTTCTGCATGCCAGTGACTTCTGCCTCTTTGAGTTGTGCGGTCTTTTCTCCCTTGGCAACGTAGAAAGCACCGGATGCCACGTTGCCCGCTGCGGAAATCATGTCGCTTCCAAAACCTGCCTGTGCGCGACCAACGGCACCCGCGGCCTGCGGGTTCACCATCAGTCCCTCAAACCCCTTGTTGATTGCGGCTTTTGCCTCTCCACCCACCACATCCCCCGTGTATTGCGGGTTCATGGTGTAGTTGGCTACCGCCTGCGGTGCATTGGGAATCTCGGAGAGCTTGATGTTTGCCATATTAGTGGTTTCCCAATGAAAATTGTCCCCCACCGTAGTATTGGGAGGCAGGGTTCAAGCCTGCTTGAAATTGAGAAGACTGCTGGTTGGGTGTGATGCCCGCAGGAGTCTTGAGTGCGTTGTAATTCATGTAGGCATATCCCGCGTTGGAAATAGCACTGCCAATGGAACTAATTGCATTGCCGTAGCCGGAGATCATCGAGGCATCGGCAACATTATTGGCTGAGTTTTGTTGCACTCCTGCAGAAGCAATGCCCATTTTTTCTGACCAGTTCGCCATTTGTTCGGCATACTGGTACTGCTTTGCGGTTTCACGGGTGACTGCGGCTTGATAGGACTGCATGGTTCCGGCCCAATCCTTTTCTCCTGCGGCAACATTGGTGGCGTATAGGGCATCCATGCGACCGAGTTGCTGCATTCCTGCGTTGTAAGAATTGACCACAAGAGGGGATCCAGAATCTGTGGTGACACCACTGGATCCGATGGATGCACGGTTGGCAGAGTTCTGTGCGTCCTGTCCCTCAATCATCCGATTGATGCCTTCTCCGCCGATCTTTTCTGTGACCCGTGCCTGCTGGTGGAGGTTTGCGGCATTCTTATCACCGACTTCGGCCTGCGCCATGGCGACCTTGTAATTGAGTTGTGCTTGGTAGCGGGCAACGGCTGCGCTTGCCTTGGCTTGCTGCATTTGCAATGCGGCATTTTGTTGTGCTGCTGCCTTTTGTGCCGCGGAGGATTGTGATGATCCGTACAGGGAGACTCCTGTTCCTGCGACACCAACAACGAGCGATGCGCCACCAATATAGAGTGCTGCTGTGGCTAAAGAACTCATGTGAGCAAAAGATCGTTTTTGCCTCCGAGGTATCCTTGTCGAAAATTCTTGGGAAGCAGTTCGTTTTCCATGCAGGTGATCTCGTTTTCTATTTCTACGGGATCGGTCTTTTCGGTGATGTGGAAAGTTGACCAGATGGTGTCTTCATGAATGAGAAGCACCCTGCGGGTTCCGATATTGGTGATGCCCGTGTGGGGTGCCTTGAGCAACTCCCTGCTGCCGTCTTCTTTGACCACTTCAACGACACCTTTGGAGATCACAAACGGGTGCTGGGTTTTGTGAGTTCGCGAGGTGACAATGATGCCTGCGGGCATGTGAATTTCGCGGATATACATGCCGTCCGTGAAACGATGGACAAGGGGGCACTCGACCTGCGGGAGCTTTGCATTTTCCGCTTCAAAGATGTCCATCTTACTCTTCTGGGAAAGGGTATCGAGGGGGAGATCCATGTTGGTGGGTTTTATCACGGGTGAATATACACCTCAATCTGTTATTGGCTTGCCTCCGAGGAGTCCCAACTCGCCACAATTGCCGCAATGGTAAGGGGCATTGGAAGGGTTTGCCGAATGGAAATGTCCACCCCGTCCTTCCAATTGGAGGCAACCGTCACCCTCTCGTATCCCATGAGCACGGGGGGAAGGGCATCCATGTCATCGGTCAAATGACGGGCAACAAGAGGGAACCAGTTGGTGCCATCGGTGGAGTATTCTCCGGCGAGGGATTGGTAGACCTTCACATTCATTTTGTTGATTTTCATGCGGCGGCCTGCGGAGGTGCCGTCTTGCATGTCGCGCACGAGGGGTTCGGGCACCAAGGTCGATTTGAATGGGATGCCGACAAGCACATTGGTTGCGGGTGCTTGGAGTGTAATGGATCCACCAACAACGGTGGGTTGGGTGACGATTGTTGAGCCGACCGCTTGATCGGCCCAGACCAAGACCGTCTTGCCGTTCAAGTGCGAAAGTCCGGTGATGGTTGTGGAAGGTGACCCAAGCACCACACGTTTGGCGCAGTCGAGATACCACCAGTTTGCCGTGTCCGCGGTGTCAAGTGCCTCACGCATGCCCGTCTTGAAACGCTCGATGTAGCGCACGGTAGACCCGCCAATGGTGCGATTGACCAGAACATATACCTCGTCTTCGCTGCCTAATCCGTTGATACAGGCGACCGACTCAAAGGTGCCATCGGTAACGTGCCTGCTAAATCCTACAACCTGTTGTTCCCGTTCATAGGTCATGGAAACGAGTTGCCCGTCTGAGCGCACCATCCAGAGCAGCGCATCGGGCACCCTTTGGTAAGCGAGTTCCACGATTCCTCCGCGGGTGGTGTGTTCTGCAAGTGCCGTGATGTCGTTACTCACCCAAGTTTCCGAGTTCCATGCGTAGACAAACTCTCGGATCTTTCGGGACATTTTTTGCAAGTAAACAACGGTGTCATTAAGGATGAGGGCAGGAAGTCCACCGGAACCGTAGCGCGACTGTTTTTTGGCAAGGACGTTGGTTGGGGTGAGGGGTCGGGTGCCGTCACTAGAGGAAAGACTCCATTCATCTTGGGTTGTTCCTATGAGCAGTGCCGTTTTGCTGATGATCCACTTAATCAAACCACCCGACGAAGAAGACAGGGTAAAGGAGTAGGAGTCCGAGTCGTAGGCACCCTGCTTAAAGTTTTCAAAGTCGGAGGTGTAGCTTCCCCAGATGGTTGTCGGGGAATCACTGGTTCCAGCGTAAATGATGCGGGACTCGTGGAGGGCGCAGGAGGTGGGGTATCCCCGCACTGCGGAAAATGCTCCCTCACTCCATGTGGATGTTGCGGTGGTGTCTCCGAGGTCAGCAATGACTTTTGCCGTGACACTTGTGGCACTGGTGTATCCGGTGATGCGAACAAACCCTTTGAGAGTGGCATCAATTGGGGAAAGCATGGCCCGCGGAGCACCGTAGGAAAACGTGATGGTTCCTGTTGGGACGGTTGTGCCGGATGGCACTTGGTAAGTGATGGTGGTGGCGTTTCCTGTTTTGACTGTAAAAATACCGAGTGCCTTGTTTGCACTTTGGGTTGAATCACTGGATACAACAGTGATCTGGTCTCCTGCTCCTGCCGCGTAATCTGATCCCGTGAGTTTTGCCGTAGTGCCAGAAATGGTGAGGGTTGCCGTTGTCGGTATGGAGGAAGTTCCACTGACCACCATGCGAAGGAGGCACTGCTTGGTGCTTTCACCGGATGAGACCGTGTTGTAATCGTCGCGGGACTTGTAGGTGCGGATGGTGCTCCAGTTGGTGCCATTGTCATCGGACTGCTGGAGGGCTAAATCTGCCGTCCAGATGCCAAAGGTTTGCAATGACCATTTGCCAAGCACCTTCAAATTGGAAGAGGTGGCGTTGGCGTTGAGGTTTTGGGTGATGTATTGGGTGGGGTTTTTGTGGTTGAGTTGCCAGTAGCTTCCCACATGGGTGGATTTAAAGATGCCCGATGATGCTGTGAGTGTGATGGAAGAACCTGTAAGTGCCGAAGGGGTGATTGTGGTGGAGGTAATGTTCTGGTCGAGCATCGGTGCCCATGACCATGGGACTTCTCCGATGGTGAAAGGAGGGTTGTAGGTGTTGGTGCCCCAATAGGACAAACGCATCGGGACATACGATGGGTGGGTGATGTAGACCACATTGTTGACTTGCAACACTTGGATGTTGCGGAGGTCACTTTCTGTGTACGGGTGTGGTGTGCCTACAGAACCAGAGGATGCCGCGTAGACGGGTGCCGTGCTAGTGGAGGCATAGGTGATCCCGATAGCCTCAAGTATGGAGGAAGTGGTGTAGGAGACACCGTTCCAAGTCGCAGACACCGGATGAGTCATGAGGGAACCGTTTTGCCAGAACCTCATGTATCCGACACCAAGTTCCATGACGATGCGGTTGTCATCCGAAAGGTTCAGACCAAAGAGACGGCAACGGGTGGAAGAGGACTTGGCAGCACCCAGATACTCGGTGCCACTCCTGCGGTTGGCAGGCCCGTAAGGGGTGATCAAATAGTTTTCTAGGGTCTTGCAGCCACTGCGGTACTTGTCGAGGGTTGTCCGGCTTTCTAGGTAGGGGGAAAGTTCGCCTGCGTTGAATGAGGCGATGATGTCGTGGATCATACGAGCACCCCGCTAAAACGCGAGTTGACAAGGGGGGAGTTGACCCAAGGTTCGATCTTCCTTGGTCGGGTGGAGTTGGCATCGATACGTCCTGCCTCGGCGACCGAACGTTCAAACTGCTGCAGGAGTTGACTCTTCAAGTCAAGGGATCCGGCAACGGGTTTGGCGAGGTCACTGGCGAGTTTGAGGGTGAGGATTGAGATGAAACTTGATGTGAAGGTGGAGGGATCGGGATTGTTGGAAATGTAGGCGATGGAGGCATAATCATCGTCGGTGAGCAGGGTATTGCCGTTGATCTCGTAGTTAGAAATTCGGTCACTGGTTTCAAAGGAATTGAACTTGGTGATGCGGTTGAAATCCGAAGGCAATTGGTACGCATACGTCCAATCAAAGAGGGGGGCGTTTGTGAGCAGGGAAAGGTTTGCGAGCTTGGTCGCAAAATTCCAAGTGTTGAGCATCAAGCACTCGGAAAGGACAACGGGGTAGAAGAGCTTGCAGAAACGTGCCTCCAGCGTGTTGTCGTCGAGGGAGGTGATGGATTGGTCACCGATCTTGCTGAGAGCGAGATTGCAGATAGTTGTGGAATCCATGGTTACAATTTTTGGGTTGAACAAGAAAGGGGGTGGCAGCAATTGCGCCACCACCCCCAGCCTTGAAACGGACTACTGCTTGGTCGTGTCCGTGAGGATCGTCACCACACCGTTGTCGAGCAGACGGGTGGCACCGACAATCGCGGTGGAACGGATCTGCAGACCGTGTGAGAGGTCGGCGCGGATATCCATGTAGCTGCGGCGACCACCGTCACAAAGAACAGCACTGTTCTTCTGGTAGGCGATGCAGGTACGCACGTTGCTGGAAACTCCAAGCAACTCGGTGCGGACAACCTTGAATCCGAGGAACGAATCAACCGCACCGTCCACCAGTGCGCGAACACTGTTGTAGAGTTGGTTGGTGACCTCGGTCGTGCTGAGCAGGTCGGCAATCTCCGCTGCGCTGACAACCAAGATACGGTCTTCGGCGGGAGCCTCAGCCTTATCGAGTTTGTATTTGGCATAACGCACCTTGTCGATGGTCAGACCAGAGTTGGTTGCGGTTCCACCGAATGGCACACGGTTGACGGCAATCTGCTGATTGGTGGTGTCGAATGCCTGCGTGGTGGTCGTGGGGATGCCCTTGTCGGTCGTGTTGGTAACGACCGCGGAACCCGTGAGGGCAGCGATCAAGATACCGTCAACGGTACGATTGTAGGCAGCGAGTTGGGACTGCATGATCTCGCTGGAGGGATTGCTGACGCTACCGAGGAAGAACTCGTCGAACTCGTCCACGATGTTTGCAACATCATAGGCGGTTGGATAAGCCCAGCGGGTTGGCATCGTGATGTCGCTTGTGGGTGTCGCGGCATTCTTAGTGGAAACGGCTGCCATGCTGGTCAGACCGAGTTGGTTGAAGCGGACTGCTGCGCCTTTTGCGGCGACGAGCTTGGTGCGCTCCTTGAGGCGGGCATCCTGCTGCTGGAGCAAGTGCTGCCATGAGTTTTCGTAAGCGATCACATAGTGATCAGCAACTTTTGTGAGGTTGTCTTGGGCCATGGTAATGGGTGGGTGTGTCTCCGCAGGGGTTGGTTAGCGGGGACGGATTTGGATTGATGTCCGGTTTGCTCTGATTGTCCCTAATGGGGTCAGTCTCAATCGGGTCACTCCACCTACATGGGCCGAAGATTGGTTATCCTTCGATGGCGTTGGTTCCTTTCTATGGTGTCAATACACCATACGCAATCTGTTTCAAACTGGACATCTCACAAAAAGAAACCCCTCCCGCGGAGAACACATAAACTCCGTGAGAGGGGTGATCGTGACGGGCGAGCAACTACCCGTTCTTGATCAAATCGAGGACGAGCTTGTTGATCTCTTGATCCCCGTCCATGTACCTCTGGTGGTAGGGGTTCTGGGGATTCTTCTGGATGTCGGTTGCTTTGGCGCGGCCTGCCATGAAGGTGGCAGTCGAGTCGGCTGAGACGATCTTATCGTCGCTCACCATCCGACTGAACCTTTCCAGTGCCACAATGACATTGGGGTCAGAAAGTCCCTTGCTGTTTGGGTCGAGTCCGGTGACTTGGCAGGCTCTCTTAACGACTGCCATGTTGGTGTCGAACTTTTCTCCCCACGCCTCCGCGAGTGCCTTCTTGCCGGCATCGTATTCCTTGGCAGCGATCTGCGCCTGCTCCGCGGCTTGCGCTGCACTGCGCTGTGCATCCCACGACATGATGGCCTCCGCCTGCGCGGGGGTGAGACCCTTCTCATGGGCAAATGCGTTGAACTCTTTGGCCTGCGCTTCGTTCCATTCAAATCCCTCTGGGAGATCGGCGGGCTTGGTAGGGTAGGAGTCGGGGGTTTCGGGCACACCGATTTTGGATCGGAACGCGGCCCACTCCTCTGGGGTGGACTTGTCGTTAGGCAAAATCACCGCATCGGCTTTCTTTCCCAAAAGTCGTTGCTGATTGATCAAGGTTTTTGCCATGGCAGCAGGATCCTTGAACTGACCGAGGATCTGCTTGGAATCGGCAAACTCTTCGGGGAGACGGTCAAGCCACCCCTCACCGAATTGACCCTTCTCGTTGAGACTCCACGGGGAACTATCCGTCTGAGTCGAGGTCTGTGTGGTTGAGGTACTCGCGCCAGTGGGATCGATGAGACTTCCACTGGTTGGTGCGCTCGTCGAACTGTTCGTCGTGCTTGTTACTACTGGGTCGGCTTGACTTGCCAGTGCCGCGTTGCCGTCTACTGCAATTGCGGTCTGTCCTTCGCCTGTGATCATTGTCATTCGGTTTCATGGGGTTGGTTGTTTACTGCTTCGGAAAGAGGTGGCAATACACCTCCGGCCAAAAACTCGGCATGCTCAACCGGAGAAAAGTTCTCCTTGTGCCATGCGATAAAGAGTGGGTTCTCCCGAAGGGTTTCGGGGGTGAGTTCAGTCTTTCCTTGCGGTCGTTTTCTTTGGTGTTTCATGAATGGCGCGGTGGACGCAGGACTCGATGTGGAGGATCACCTGCCTTTGTCCGTCTCGGATCGCGGCCTTGAGTGGGTCGTAGCTCCCGTCCGGTGCGGCAATGAATGCGGGGGAATCAAATCCAAAGGACTTCTTGAGGTGCTCGATGACCTCCTTGCCTGCTTCGGTAGTAAGAGTCCCGTAGGAAAGGATCGCCTGCGGGATCGTTGCGACTTGCTCGCTCATTACCTCATCATTTGGCTGAGTTGGGCACCCGCTGCGGTGTCCGGCTTCACGCTACCGAGTTTTTGTGCAATGTCGGCTTGATGGGCCTGCTGCGCCATCATCTGCTGCTGCTGGGATGCCTGTGCCCGTCCCTGCCTTATCTGGGCAATCTGTTGGGGATTGCGCAGGAACTCAGCGTCTCCACCATTTGCAAGGGTCTTTTCGCGCACAATCTTGTCGAAGTCAAAGTTGTCGAGTGGTGACATGTCTCCGGTGGCTTGAGCCACCTGCACCGCGCCGGAGATCACCTCATCGATGACTTGCACCGAGCGTGTGCCAACGGCAATGGACATGCGGTTGTTGAAGATCACTTGCGGTTCGGGGATGAAAGGTTCCCCGTTGGGGGCGAGTTGGATGAGGGACTGAGGTGGAGGGGGGAGCAGTCCGCGGCGGGCGAGGATTCCGTAGACCCGCTTCACAATGGGAATCAACAGTTCGGTGGTCAGTCGGCTATAGGTCGGGGAGATGAGTACGAGTTTCTCACTCTCCATGGCCCGCACTTGGGTTGCGGTGATGGGGGTGCCACCGCGCTGGGCTTCCTCCTGTGCAAACATCTGGAAGAGGGGCACATTAAATGCGTCCTCAATGTGGGCCTGCTTTTGTTTGACCCGATCCTGCCCAATGTCATAGCGACCCTGTGTCGCCCACTCACGCGGTATGGAGTTGGGGTCTGCGGCTGAGTAGTAGGTGATCCCTCCGGCGCGGAGATCGACATCCCCGTTCATGTCTTCGGGGACAAGCAGGCGAGGGAATGCCGCAAGTTCCGCTAAGGCATCAAGTTGTTTCTGGAGGAAGTTGAGTTGCTTGGCATCGGGAAGTGCCACCCAAGAGGGAGACCACCCGTAGACCGAGTCCTGCCACTTGAGGAAGCGCGAAACAAAGACGGGTTGCTCATCAAACCCAGAGTTGCGGAGAACGTGCTTGGTCGCCCACTCCACATGGGTTGATGCAAAGGGTTTGTTCGGGCCATCCTTTTTGCCTTTGGTGCGCTCTTTCTCGGTGCGTGGACGGATCTCCCAGACTACCTCAATCTTGGTGTCCCAATTTTTGCCATCTCCGGCTTCGTACATTTTGGCAACCGTGTCCGAGACGTTTTCAATCCCGTATGCTTCCACAAGTTGACGGACACTCATCTCGCGTTTGACGAGCACCGTATCGACGTATCCCTCGTGGTTTTCACTGGCGACAAAAGAACCGACATCAAAAGTCTTGAAGAGAAGTGGGCAATACTCTCCCTCATCCACGAAGACCGCGGTTGTTCCGAAGGCACCCCTATCGAGGTGGCTTTCATGGATCACGTTGTAGAAGTTACTGCGCCCCAACTCTTCAAGAATGATTTCGGTGCACTCGGCAAAGTATTCCGCGACTCCCTCGTCCTCTTCGATGTTTTCTGGGGCAGCCAGTTGAACCCAATTGCTGTGAGGATCGTTCACATAGCTCATGATGCCCGCTGCCATGATCTGGTTGGCGCGGACTGCCGTGGTATCAAAGAGTTGGGTCTCCCTATCAAGGTTCGGCCCGATCTGCTTGTTGAGGATGTACGATTTCCTCGGCATGACGTAGGTGGCAAGGTTCTGCCACATGCTCATCCAATAAGCGCGGGATGCCTCCAGTGCCGACC